TGCTGATGTATTCTCAATTACAGCAGCAATAGCCAACTTACCTTCCATCTTAATTACATCCCACATTCCATATAGAACCATCGCTAGAATAGCCATAGCTCCTAGTTCACGGAAGTAAGATAGATATTTGTCTGTATTCCTCCTACTCTCAGGTGTAGATTGAGTAGCATTGGGTTGTCCATTAGCCATATATTACCCTCACTATGGTATTGGGAATGGCCCCCCATATTTATTATCTAGATAGGTTATAAGATCGGCTATATCATCATTAGTTAATTCATAGTTGGGCCATATACCAGATTCTAAGGTATCTGAGTTAATGCCACCAAATCGAATTGGACTATTGATACCAGGAGGATTATAGGTACCTGAGCCATTTACCTCTGCATTACCTGATGCCTGCATTCTAAAGTTACCAGCAGCATCCATAGTAGCCCACACCCAACCCCAATCGGTATTAAGGCTAGCCTGTAATGTCTGAAATCCTGAGCCACAGAAGTCCATACGAATCTGAGGAGTAATAGGAATGTTCTGAGCTAGGATCTGTCCACCTGATCCACCAGTCTTGTGTATTCCTATTGTACCCTGGGAGCCTAATCCTGTATTATGACGGGCTACTCCGAACCAACTAGTAGCAATAGGACCCATAGCAGGACCAGTGTGTGGAGTTAATGTACCTATAGATGGACTACCAGCACCAATCCTAGGACCACCATTAGGACCACCGGCTGCGTGCCAGCGTTCTACACTGATAGGATCATCTAAAGGACGAGGTTCAAATCCTGCGTTATCGGCTCTATTGACTTCAGTATTATCTAAGATAGGTATAGTTCCTGCGCTATCCTGCCAGAATTTATCCTGTTGGTTAGCGTCGTACCAGTATCCTAAATCAGAAAAAGCAGGCACTGGTCCAGTAGGACCGCCAGGGCCAGCTCCACCGCCTCCAGCAGATCTTCCTGAGCCACTCCTACCCCTGGATGCTATAGTATCTGATCCTCTAAATGGATTACTCATCTACCAACTCCTGCATTCATTTCATGATCTCTTAATGCATCATCCATAAATACGGATAGCTGTAGATTCTGCAAGGCACCAAAGCCCGCAGCTCTATCTTTATCTCCCAGACTAGCCATTAGAAATTGACTAGCCCAATCTATTACTAAATCAGGCATTAGCAGCGTAATCCAATTTTCATCGCTAGGTGCAGTCATTCTAACGGGATACTCATAATACCCCCAGAATAATACTTCATCTACTACTGCTTGATTTAGTAATATACTAGTACCTGAAAGATAATAGGTATTCTGTAAAATTCTACCTTCTTGTTTAATTTGATTAGGGCGTATAAGATTATATTCTAAAGCAGCTTGGAAGCCACCTGATAATTGTCCTCCACCTACTGCTCCTGTTGCAGGATGAAGAATAGGTGAATCACGTCTAATATAAGAAACCTTCCTAAACCTAGCAGGCAAGGTTAGATTCTTTACTTCTTGTCCTACTTGCTGTTGATAGTCTTGGCGCTCTGACAGAATCTCTTCCCTGAGATCCCGCCAGTGATCACCACTAAGACTCATAACGCGAACTACACTGTTAATAGAACGCTTAGCCTGACGTTCTCTATCAGGTCTAATACTAGTGTCTAATACTTCTTCAAGTAGTTCGCCAAAGTTCATTAGCCTTGTCCTGCTTTCAACCGTAGTTTATCTAAGGCAGTTAACTCTTTTACGGGCTCCTCCTGACTGGGTTCCCCGCTGGGCTCTGTACGTCCCGGCTCTTGCTGGTCATTCCCGTTTCCACTTGTACTGCTGATGGTTGCCCGTCCGTTGGGCTGTTGCTGCTCGCTCGGACTGTTTCCTCCTGACCCGCTCCTATCTGTGTCTGATGTAGGCTCTTCCCTGTGTTCGGGTTCTTGCTTGTCCGGTTCATTGGATTCGCTAGAGCTTGGGATGCTTCCCTGGCTGCGTTTGTGTTCATCTGATACTGGAAGTTCTTTCCTGGCATCGTCTTCTGCTCCTAGTTCAAGGTAATGTATCTTACCTTGGTCCACAAAATACTGTAGGAACTGTTTAACTTCTCTAGTATCAGTTTTAAATAAGCCACCAATAAAAGAGATAGGTCTACCCAGATCATCTACAGTATTAAATGAACCTGTTTCACAATAATAGACCCTAGTTCCAGTTGGGTCTCCTTCTGAAAACATCTGCTTAGCATAATCCTCTATAGTAGGGATCATAAGCTCAGGCAGTTGCATAGATATTCTTGGGCGTCTTTCTAGTGGTTGTGTAGTCTTTACACCTGTACGTATTCTACCCGCTAAGGGATGCCCTGGGTCTTTAAACATATTAGGTGCTCTTGGTCTATGATCCGCCATTAGATTGCTCCTTAGATTATAATTTAGATGTGGGCAGTTTTCTGACTACCGTATAATAGTGCCGTCTGTTAAGAGGGATATTTACGGATTCCTTATGCCCAGGTCTTCAGTTTACTTACTAAGCGACACCTGCCGTAAGGCCGTTTATGATACCATATCCGCATGGATTACGGAACTCAGTTGCAAATTCACTGGTAAGTGAACCGCCCTGTGCATCAATACCGTTATCACCAGGATTAAGCTTGTTCTGTCCAAACTCTTCCTTTCTAACGTCTCTACCGTTCATGTAGGCTAGACGCATGGAAGGAAGTTCTACAGTGACAGCAAAACCAGGGACAATATCCAAACCATTGAACAGAGGATGTTCAACAATAAAGATCATACCTTTGTAGGTACGGAAGGCCGTAAAGTGCATACCAAAGGTAGTAGTACGCAAGTCCATAATAACCTGTTCAGACTTACGCCCAATCTCATTGAGCACTCTATTACCCTGTGCATCACAAAACATAACCCGCTCTTTGGCGTTACCTAGATTAGACTGAGCCGCAAACATAGGCTCAATAAAGGTAACAAGCTGATCATAGTTAGTGGTAGCAGCAGCCGTAAAGATATTAGCCGCAGCATGCTCGTTGATAGCGTCAATAATACCTTGAGTGGTATGTACTGGCGGAGTACCAGCTGGAGCCTGTGGCTGTCCCCAGAATAGAATTGATTCAATATCCGTGGCATGGAGAAGCATAGCATCTTGTCTGCTCTCCTGGATATTGTTAAATCCTGCTTCTGCTAGCGAAGCTCGCGCAGTATCACTGATAGCCCAGCTATTCCGTACAATCTGCGTAAAGTTAGGAATAAACAGGACTTCCATTGTGCGAGCAACAGGACGATTACTTGCCTGTTCGTGGCTGTTACCAACGGGAAATAGAACTTCACTTGCTGGGATAGCAGCTGCTGCTACACTACCATAGGCACGAGTGACTGTGATATCAGTAGCATTTGGAACAGTAAGTACTCTTACTAGCTCACGAGTAGTCTGAACCTGTAGCACCATTCCTGGTACAAGGCCAGCCGTGTCTAGTAACTGAATTGTAGTATCACCGATAAGAGCACCGGAACCATCATCTGTTACGTTATTAAAAGCCATAGCCTTGGTATGATAACCATGCTCTACAACTTTAGCCTGCACTTTAGGCAGTTGACCAGTCATTGCAAACAGCGGTGCAGTACCATCCGGGAACAGTCGAAGGATAGTATCTGCAAAAGAACGCTGGTTCAATGTAGCTGGGTTAAACGTAGCAAAGAAGATACCAGTAGGGTTAAAGGTACCTGTGTTTAACGTAGCCATTTACTGAGCTTCTCCTGAACTGTCGGGTGGACCTGCACCTGTAGTTTGTGCGAATTCTACCCAATTAGTTTCATCACTAGCAGGAGGATTATCTCCTGCCCCAGGTATTTTCTTACCACCAGGCTCATTACCAGATAACACGTTAGCAGATTCCATAAAGAACTTAGTAGATTGCTCGGTTATCCATTGGGCACTAGCGGTAGGATTAGTTCGTTGTAGACGGTCAGCTATAATAGAGATCCCTGCTTGTAATACAGGACTACCCTTTATAAGCTCATGTTGATTGATATTCTGTTGAACCTGGTGTTGATTGATTTTATCAGAGAAGCTAGCTTCCATAGCCTCTAACCTTTTACCAGTAAGAGATTCTGAAAGCCTAACGGCGTGCTGTAAAGCCGCAGAATAAGCACCTTTACCAATTTCGTCGAAAGCAACCATAACTGCATTAGGATCTTCTCCTTTTGCTAGGTTCTCTCTTGTCTCTTGAGTAATATGATCTGTAAAGTTAGGTAAAGATTCTAGTATCTTACCCATATTTTCAGTAGTAAACAAATCTGCTGATGCAACAGTAGGCTCTGGCTGATTTGCTTCCAGTTGCTTATTATCGAATATCTGGGCAAAATGTGCAAGGGGATCTTTGGGTTCCTGACCTTGCGATCCTGGATCTGGAGTAGCAGTAGGAAGACCAGGAGTACCTGTAGCATTAGGATCTGGAGCAGCATTAGGATCTGGCTCTATATGCTGAGTACCAGGATCAGGATGCGTAGATACAGCACCTTCTACTCCTACTCCTGGAAATAAATCTCTTATAGCTTGTAACGGGTTAGCCATGTTACTGTTCCTCTGTTTCTCTTGGAGCCTCGCTATACGCTAGTATCTCATTAAAAGCGTCTAACGCTCCTTTTAGATATGCTTCATCTAGCATAAAATTAGCTTGAATATTTCCTAGTTGAAAAGACTCTAGGGGTTTTAGAATATGACTTGTTACATAATGAGTTCGTTTGCTTTGGATAAACCTTTTAATTAAATCACCTTTAAATAAGGTATCTAAAGCAATCTTCTCTTCTAGATTAAAGTCATAGGATATTAGATCATCAGGCTGCTGGCGTACCTCCACCGGGTTGTCCTCCAGGTGCAGGCTGCGGATTCTCTACAGCCTGAGCTTGTTGTAGATTCTGAGCTTGCTGTGCCTGATCAACTCGGAACTTATCCAATCCACGCATACCAATAAGAGACATCATATGTGAGAATAAACCAGGCAGATTAAAACCTGCTGCTAGTAATGGAGAAGAACCTATTAATTGGAATCCAGTGGTAACAGCCTCAGTGTTAGCTAGAAGGCTGGTTGGCAAGTAACCATCAGCCACTTTGAAATCTAATATCTCAGAGCGTAGTTGTTCTAAGTTAACTTCTACTACTTTATCTGTTCTATTAGATAGAAATTGATTCTGATCTGCTCGTTGAAATAATAGAATATTACCCTTAATCTGGTTCTTAACTGGAGTAAATATCTGGTATTCCATCATAAGTGCGATCATCCTAGACCGCATATCGGAATTAGACATAATCTCAGAGAACTCACCTAATGTTCTATTACCTCTACGGAAAGCTCCTTGTCTTGCTGAGTTTAATCCTCCCATAAATTCAGAGAGTTGTAGCATAGGGAAGATATCATTAAAGGCGGAGGCTGTACCTCCATCATCAAACGGAATAGGCAAATAAGCAGATCTAAGGTCAGCAGTTTTTAAGTTCTGCTTAATAGGAATCTTAGCAGCGGGGAGCCTGCTATTAGCATCTACAGGATCTATGAGGGCGGGATTATATACTGCTCTATCAGAAATTGCTCGTCTAGCAGAATTAAGTCTAATATTAACTAATTCAGTTGTAGCATCTTGAATAGCTAATTGCTGCTCTGCTACAGACTTGGTTTGCATCCTGAATCCGTCGTCAGTAAACTGTCCTAGATGCATAGGGAACATATCAAAGGCTGATATAACCTTTTTCATATGAATTATATGGCTATTATTAACAGCTACAAACTTCCAAATCTGTGGAGTATTAGGATCAGGAACATTTAAATCATGATCATCTGGTACAAGTCTAGCATAGAACTTAGTGAATAGATACTTATTAGAATAATCTATTCTGCTATCATCATCCTTCTCACCTGTAGCCCAGGCTAGCCAGTTAGTATTCTGATTGATATCTTCTATAATATTAAAATTAGATATCTGAGGCTTTTCCCAGTAGTGTTCTCTGGGTACATCATCCCTACTAGCACCTTCAAGAGATTCTAAACCGGCGCGTACATTCATAGTTACTTCGCCAGCTTTATCCAAGTCACTAATATACTTCTTCAGTCTGCCTCTTGTAAACAGTGCATTAAAGCCTATAAAGTCTCCAAACTCTGCTACATCTGGAATATCTACTAATTGATCCCAGAATGTATTATACATATCTAGAGACCACATTCTATTAATTTGATCTACTTCAAGAGAAGGTTTATTCTCTCCAGGAGATACTTCTTCTGTATTCTTAGATATTGTTAGATTTCCGATAGGTGCCCATTCTATTTCTATACCACATATATTATACTTACCACCATCTCGGAACATCTTATTAAGTTGTCTAGGCCACCTACCACGAATAGAATGATTATCAATAATAGCTTCTAAGGCTTCTCCAAATTCTACTTTATCAGGAGGAGCCACAACAGGGAAAATAGGATAGCCACTAAGATATAACTCAGAAAGAAAAGCAACAATACTATCCACCTGGCTGAGTACCACAGGCGTTGTAAAGTGCATCCCACTAGAGTCAATAATCTTTTGTGCGACTTCTTCTCTTTTAGCGTCTTCACCTGCTCCTGTATAACAGGCATAAGCTCTGTCTATAATACGTAGCTTATCTCTGAAAAGCTCATTTCTCCTATGTACCCTTTGAATCTCTTTCATCAATTGCACTAGACTATCATGAGTCTTTTTTGCAATAGGAATAGGCTGAGATACCCCAGGTATTGTAATCTCAACGCGTTTCTTCTGCTCAGCCATCATAGACTCCGGATGCATAGTTAAAATGAGGTAGATGATCCATAGGGGTATTATTAGCCATTACATGCGGTGCATCTTCGTCATGCATATTAGGCGTAACACCGAACTCAAATTCTAATTCATCCCGGTGCTTATTAATCATAAAGTCCCCATAGCAACAACCGTCTAGAATATCGTCTTGATTATCCTTCTTACCTTTTCTATATCTTATTCCTTGCCAAAGTATTAGAGCCTTGTCTGTCTGGCGAAGGACCCAATAGTTTGACTCAAGAACATTCTGAACCCAAGTACGGATTCTTGATTCCTTGCTAGCTATTCCTGGATGCATCTCTACTACACTAATGAAATTATCTATTCTCATACGTTTAATATATAACTCCATCCAGAATTTAAGTGTCTGCTGATATGCTGTTGCTTCTACTCCTATGTGTGTACACTTATGTATTATGGCAGCATCAAGAGCTTCTATTATAGTTTTCTCTGGGTCCCATACTCCAGATCTTATTTCAGCTACCATTGGAGTATCAGATACAATATAATGAACAGCAACTACATTCTCATCACTATCAGATCTAAAGCCTGCTGGATCTATTGTAATAAAGCTAGCCTGTATCTCAAGCTCTGAATCTTCTGCAAACGGACAATCTGGTATA